AGGAATAATAGGGTTATCGCTGATTCCGATTGTTGGATTTCCTGCGACTCCATCCCCATTTGCAATAGCGATTTCATTGGCATCAGGGGTTAGGGTCCTTAAAGCCAGTGTCGCAGAATCGATCCTCGAAAGGATTCCTGTTCCGCCGGGGAGCGCTAAATCGAGATCAGTGATTCCTTCCACAATTTCAAGCGCAGTCCCCGCTGCATCAATTCTGAAGAAAAAGAAAGGAGTTAGGGGGGCGGGGAGAATCCCGCTGAAAACTTCCGAAGATCCATCGGACTGTCTTAACGTTCTACCCAGTTGATCCCTTAGTCTCTGAATGAGAATCACATTTCTGTCATGGGCTTTCTCAACTTCTTCAACTGGAAATTCTCCTGACTCCACATAATTATTTGGCTGAAGTGCAGCCGGATCGTTAAGAATTACAAGGTCGTCCGTGGCAGGGGGAGCAACTAACATGGTCACAGTTCCGCCTGCAACTGCGTCCGCCCCCACTACTGTATAATTTGTAGTGAGAACTTGAAGAGTCTCAACTTGAGTAGTTCGATTAACAAGATTGACTACTAAATCCTCATCGGCAAGAAACCTAAAAGGAAATGCGAAAGCAGTTGTGACTCCATTTCCCGCAAAAGTTTTTCTGTTTCCATCACTTGATATAGTCATTTTACTCTCCAAACAAAGCTGGATCTAGCTGTCCGCCGCCCAACTTCCTCTTATCATCATATTGTGCTCTCAAACTATCATCTTCTTCAATCAAAACTTGCTTGGCTTGTTCTCTAAATTGATTCATGAATTTCCGGATGTAGTTCGCTTTACCCCCATCAGGTCCGTCAGAACGCAGGTCATAGACCGGAGATAAAGGATGATTCCCCGTAACCAGATCATTAAAAAATTCAAGGGAGTTCTGGCCCCAAGCGATATGATTGATTTCTTTACCTGCCAATTGAACGAAGCGGCTGTATTGCGTATTATCCAATTCAAGAACCGCACCATTGAACGATATTTTTCTCCCCGGCATTTTTGGAAAATAATTAAGTCGTTGAAATTCCTTATCCACGGGCTGCGGATCTTCTTTTTTAATATAAATCGGATTGAACATATCATTCATCCAGCCGAGATTAGATTTATAACTCACTGGACGCCCCCACAAATCTCTATATAGAGGGAGATCTTTACTGAGTCCAGGTGTTCTTCTTTTAAGTTCCTGAATCAATCCATCTGCGTATCGAAGATACGGATCTCCTTCGACTCCTGGGATTCCATTTCTAGCCAATGCCGCAATCCCTGTAGGAATAAGCGATCCTCCAACTTTTTGAAAATATCTCTTACCCGCCCACTTTGGATTTTCAACAGCTTCAAAGAAGTCTGCGGTTCCTTGCATCCAGGTCCGGCTCATAACATTTCGCATAGTGCTCATAGTCATTGCGCCCAGGGTTTCAAGGAGGGTGTCATCGTCAAGTTCTTCCTGCGCATTTATCATTAACTCTGCCATATCCGCGGCCATCGTTATTGGAAAACTCACGGGATCAAGTCTTGAAAGGGCAACGTATGTTCGATTCTCTCCCTCTCCTTGAACCCAACTGTAAGGCTGCCAACCAGTTCTTTTGAGGGCCTGTCTTTCAGCGGGATTATCAGGTCCGCGTCCAGTTATTTTTCCAGAGAAAGCCAAATCCATTGCCGCCATAGTCATCATAGTTCCTGTGGACATCTTGGCAAGTGCGAGTTGATTTCTCGCTCCACCTGCAGCTATATCGGCCCTCCATTGCCCAACTAGCGGAGCAAGGGGAGTCCTTTCAAAGCTGTAGGTCATGATGTTAATAGGTGTATTTTTGAAAGGCATGATTATTCTTCCAATAACCGGAATCCCTCGGATAGCTTCGGCGATATTGTTAAAAGATTCCGCAGGTTTTTGAGTAAAAGTATTGTAGAGAGCGGCATCTACAGATTCAATTTTTATATTTTTAGGAGGATCTTTAATGATCGCTGCCACACGTTCTCTAAATTCTCTGGAATCTAAAGCGTCGCCTCCGAGTTCCAAAGTCGCTTGTCTCAATGCCTGGGCGTGAAGTTCCATACGATAACCCATGGTTTTAAAAAATTCATCCCCGGCTGCAAGCATCCTACCTGGAATCTGAGTAACAGTATCAAGTCCTTTAAGCGCATGACCGAAAAAAGAATCTTCAGCAAAGTTCCATTTTCCAGGAGCTAAAGCGCCTCCTTCTATTTCAACTTTATTGGCGGTTATCTTTGCAACTTCAGCGAAATCACTTTTACCTGACTTTATATTTTTCCAAGAAGATCGGAGAGCGTCCTTCCATGCTGAATTAATCGCGCTCATTTGAGTAGTAGCTTCTCCCAGCGCAACTCCATTCTGATCTCCAAGCAATGCACCTATGCGGGCGGCAGTCCCTCTTTCATAAATAGCTTGAACCATAACTCCGGTGTTGGAAACTCCATTGGCAACATGAGTTGTTGGGTTTGTTAAAAGAGAATTGATCCAAACTTGTCGAACCCCGTCCGCAGTTCGCTTCCACATTCCACCTTGAACCATGCTTTCCATGGCCTCCATGTTTCCAGTCTTAGCAAGCATGGCAACTTTATTAGCAAGTAACTGTGCATTTTTTACGCCGCCCGCATTTTCCAGAAGCTTCCCGATATTGCCTGCAAACTCATCAGTCGCAGAACTTGGAATTTTCCAAGCGTTCAAAGCTCTAGCGGTTTCCGCTCTAGCTCCAAGAACTTCTCTTTGAATGGCGTAGTGAGTGGATAACATTTTTTGAAATTTAAAAAGATTAACTTCACTCGGATTAGTCGCAGCCTCTATAGAAACTTCTCTGAGTTTGTTCGCAGATGTAGCCCACAAATTTCTAGCTGCAAGAGATTCCTCCGCATTTAATGGAGCGCCTTTTCTTCTGTCAAACAATGCTTTCCATGCGTTTTTATGACTGGCAGAAAGTTTAGTTTGCTCCCAAGTCCGGACGCCTCTCTTGGCACCTTCGATTCCTTTATCTTTTTTGGCGATGTGGCTCATTACTTTTTTGATGTCATCAGGTTCGTTAATGCGTGCCCAATTTATATCTTCAATGAGTTCTTCATCTTTCGGAATCGCATCGTCAGGCTTTGCGCCTGCGGCTGTTTCTTCAGCTTTGTTAATTTTCTTTGCAGAAAGGCTGGGGGACTTTTTAATAGTCACTCCACCTTCAATATCCCCAAGAGTAGCAATCACATCATCTTTAGTTGCCGCCGTTGCGATATCATCTGCTTCAAGTTGAGCGGCGGCTTTAGCTTCCGATCTCGCCATTCTGGAAGCGCGAACTGCTCTCAAACCTTTTATTAATCCTTCTGCAAGAATACCAATTCCCAAACCCTCGACAGCATTTTTAAATCGCCCTTCGAGTTTAGTATCATTAGGATCAGCGGCGAGAAATTCTGTCACAGGATTTTTAAGAGCCGGTTGATCTTGAATTAAATCCGACAGCCGCTTCTCATGCCCATCAAAAACCGCGAAATCAGAAACCGCGCCTTTAATCGCTCCCTTGACAATAGGACCTGATTTCGAGAAAAACTTAAATCCTTTGAGTGCCTTGCCTCCGCCTGCAAACCCCGCCAAAAATTGGGAAGCCCCGCGAACCAATCCCCCGGTAACACTTTTAGGATCTTTCTGAAGTCCTTCAAGAGCTTTTCCAGTCTGTTTAAACGGGTCAAGTTCCGGATGTTCTTTTCTGAATTTTTCAAACTGTTCTTTATCTACAATCTTCAATCCTTCTTTCGGATCAAAAACAATGCCGCCGCCAAGAGCAGGAAATCTCTCAGACAAATCCTGTGCAACATCATCCGCAAGTTGAATTGTATTTTGAAATGCTTCGGCGACTCCACTTCCAACTTGCAAAGGAAACTCAACAATTCCTCTGCCTACATCGGAAATGATATCTCCTGTAGTCTCAATAGTTTGATCGATAATACTTTCATCATCTTTAGGCTGTGGCGCTCCGGCTTCCGGAGTTCCAGGTGTGGTCGTGACAGGAGTTTCTTCCGATCCAAGTTCCGCTTCCATTTCTGCAATCGCATCTTCACCTTCTGCTTGTTCCGTGGTGTCCAGGTAGTCGTCGGAAGCGTTATCCAACATAGTATCAAGATCCTCAGCTTCGGGAACATTCAACAGATTCCGATGCATCTCCTCCGCTTTAGAATGATCAACTTGCAATGCCGGATCTTTGGTGAGATCTGCGAGCGGATTTGGAATTTCAATTAAAACTTCAGCCATTTTTAATCCGTCCCTTGCACTTCTTTAGATCTACGTTTTTGTTTTTGCAAATCAGTCACTCGTTTCCATTTCTTAATCCTTATAGCTTCCCTTCTATAAGTCGCTCTATCAATCTTTTTATTTTTGTATGCTTCCTGAGTCTTTTTCCAAGTCTCTGCAATTTCCGGTTTCTGTCGAGTTCCAACTAAAAATCGAGGACTTGGAATCCCTAAAGTTGTAGATTGTTTATTCACAATCGAGCCTGCTTCAACAATAGCGTCAGCTTCTTTTCGCGCTTCTTCTCTTGTGGCATTTGGATTTTGAGAAACCCAATCTCGCCAATCCCTCAAAGACTTTGCAAAAATTCCTTTATCCAGAACAGGATTCAATTCAGAAGGTTTCAAAGATATGGTGATGAAGTCCTCATTTTCCTGGGGCCAATTCTTCTGTTGATAGGCAATGCTGCTTTGCTTTGTTTTATTCAAAATAGAACTGGCATCATCGTAGCTCAATCTTCCATTGGATACTTCTCTAGAAACTTCCCCGCTCACATCAACGCCTCTATCTGCTTTCAATCTCAGATTCAACGCGACACTGGCATCAGATTTTACATCGGCCCTACCACTTGTAATATCTAAAAGAGATTTATACGTGGGCGCAGTTAAATTTCTGGAATTCTCTTTAACCCATTCAGTTGTAAGGGTTCCTTCATCGCGTAGAGTGTATGCCTTCTTGGCAGTTTCTTCTTCTCTGCGATTTTGTTCCCGATCAAGTTCTCTTCTTTTACGGTCATTTTGTGCAAATTCTCTTGCATCATTTCGCTCGCCCTGGTTAATAGCCGCATCAATAAGTTTTTCTTTTTTATGTGGAGAGAACGCATCAAATTCATTCGTCTGAAGTGCAATGATAGCGCTATCCGGATCTTGCCGAACCATTTTCCTATAACCCGCAAGATCAACACTTTCATTCCATTGATTTTTTCGTCGAACAGCTTCTTCGGGAGTGAAAGCCCCTGAAAGTTGAGCGGTATCAATTGCCTCGTTCATCTGTTTTTCAATAGTTGGCTTCTCCAGATCCGGAGCCTCAACGTAGGTATCTGCAAGAGAGTCAACAGTTTCTTGAGTTTCGGCCCTGGTAAGCTGTTGCATTTTTCCGATTGCAGTCTTTTGAACTGTAAGAGAATTCCGAGCAGTATAGCTATCAAAATTGGCAGAAAATCTATCGAATGAGGGTCCATCTAACTGATCTTGAAATCTGTCTCTTATTGCCTTAACTTTATTTTCATATAAATCTTTATGAGTAGTGGGATCGGAAGCAGGAAGAAAATTTCCTTCCTCATCTTGAACCAAACCCCCTTCTTGCATTCCAAGTGTAAACTCACCCAATTCTTTTTGCGCATCTGCAAGTCCTTTATTTGCTTGACTTACCCGACGAGCGCTAAGTGCTTGCAGTCCAAGTGTTTCAATTGCGGCGCCCAGTTGGCCGATGCTTTTCTGGAGAGAAGACCCCGCAACTTCACCGCTGGCTCTAGCAGTTCCTACCGCCCCTTGAACTTCTGGTGTTAATTCTATTCTAGGAAGTCTAGGCATTATTTTTTCCCCTTGCCCCCAGAAGAGGCCGCCTTCCCGCCGCCTGCGAGTAGTATCGATGCCGCGCTTACAAAGCCTGCATCTCTAGCAAACCGTCCTTTAAATCTTTGGAGATTCGCTTCCGCTTTAAAATTTGCAGCCTGAACTAGTCCGGAATGTTCTACCCCAAGTGCATTAAGTTCGCCATTCGCTGCACTTTCTTCAAGAAGATCCTGCGCACTCCCCGAAAGGCTCGCACCATTAGCCCCAAATTGCGCTCGCATTTTGCCAAGGGCTTTTCGGGTTTGAATTCTAGTTCTGCGAGCGTCTTCTTGACCTTTAGCTTTTGCAAGCGTGGCATTTTGTTCTGCAACTTTAGCATTATGATCAGCCGCAGCCTTCTGTGCCTGTCCTTGTCGGATGGCAGCTATAGTTTGAAGTCCCGTTCCGGCTAAAACCGGGGCGATTGCCATTACTTTACCCTCGCATATAACGAATAATCATTACCAAGCTGATCATAGCATCTTAAGGTTTCAGCTTCCAACTCAAAACCTAAAAGCCTCGCCCATCGATGCCCCTCTTTAAAATCTTTCATCACTACCGCTTCAATTCTTTTAACCTGAGTTTCTTTTAGAAACTTCAGAACGGCTCTGTGAATTCCCATAAAATCTTTTCTACAACCATCTGCTAAAATCGCCCACGCTTCTCCACGATTTTCATAGTGCTCAACAATCCCAATACAGGCAATAACATTTTTACCGGATAGAACAGTATATGAATATCTGTTGTGCTGTAATTTTTTTCTTTGTTCATGAGTTATATATTCTCCAATCGGGGCCATCGTGGGCTGCTCACTAACCCGCTCAATATCGCCCGCAATAAATGGAACTACATCAATCATCCTCTATCCTGAGTTACTTGCATCGGCATCACCGCCAAAACTGCACCTGGACTTGGACCAAGTTGCTGCCACGCAATTTGATTTTCAGTGTCCGAATCTGCTTCAATGTGCTCTCCTTTTATTCCTGTGAACAACGGTTGTATGGGCGGCATATCAATATCTGCATCCCGAATAATCAATTCATCCATCTCTCCGTCGAAATCAGTTCCAAACTGAATCCCCATGATCCGATTTAATAAAAATGAAACAAAGTTTACGCGGCGAATTTTTCCAAGAGCAACTCCATCGGCGGCACCGGCTTCAATCCGAAGCATCTGTGCTTTGCTCTCCATAGATAATCCGAGTTGAACTGTGGCCGCCTTTCGATTCAGCGTAGCTATTCCATTTGCTACAGTAGTTTTAGGCTGCTCCCCTCCATCCCCATAAACCGCCAAGCTCTCCCCTTCCAAATGCCATAGGGGAGTTAACGTTGTAATCTGCTTTCTCACTTGACCGCCAGAGATATATGCTTTAAAGCCCGATCCGTCAATATCGTTATCATTGGAGTCCTGCAACTCGAATGTATTCGCAGCCTTATTGTTCACTTTAAATATTTTGTCATTTACTTCAGTCATGCCCGCGACATCGACTATGCGTATAAAATCCTGATCTGCAAATCCGTGAGCCGTAGAAGTGACCACAGGAGGATTCGCCGCAGTAATTCCAGTTATCACTTTTGGATTATCAAATGAAACCCCGGAGTCCACATGAAAGGCATCCCGCTGTTTAACATTGTCATCAAAGAAAGGAGTGAAATATTCAATATATCTTCTGACTTCTCCATCAATAAATCGTTTGACTATGATCCACAATTCTTCACTATCGCCTGTCTCAGTGGGGATCACTCCAACACTTTCTACTTGAGCTTTTGTCCCTGCAAGATCACTTCGGCCCCCGATTATATGTCTATGCCAGCCAACTTTAAGAGTTTCAACATCTCTTTCATAGGTCATGCCCACAAGTTCTCCGTCGCCTCTCACAAACCAAACTATCGGCTGCGGCTCATCTTGAAATGCCATCTCAATAAATCCCGAAGGTCCGCCCATATGATCAGAGAGCAACGTGAGATCAGAAGCTTCAAGTCCATCCGACTCAAGAAAAAATCCAAGCTCCCGAACTTTAAATCCAGATCTCTGAATATAGAGAGTGTTTCTTCCGCTTTCAACGGGCTGAATGTTCGCGCACTTTTTAGAACTTTGTTTTTTAGAAGTCACGTTAGCATTTGTCAGAGCTTCTCCGTCCGCACTTGGAGAAGTCAGCCAAGGTCCGCCCGCAGTTCCAATCTGCAAACCCTTAGAGCCCGAGCGCAGCCAAAAAATTGCATTTACTTTTTCGGCGGTTATCACATCCGAAATTGAATGCGCATCCGTGATAGTTCCATCCGGATCAGTAGGTGCAAAATTTTCAAAATCTCCTGAGTTAGAAAGATCATATCTTTGAGGATTATCTGTCGGCCCTCCATAACTTAATCTGTTCTCATGGAAGGTAACGGCGGCAGGCCATCCAGTTGTGTCAGACCATACGCCCAAGCGCCAATCTGTTGTGGCTGTTCCGGCTGAAGCATCGGGTCCCTCGATTGTGGCGTCTACGCTTACAGTGCTGTTGAATACTGTTATCTTCAGCCAAGTGAAATTACCTGCGGGATCTTTAAACCGAAAAATTCTGCCAACATCAGTGGATTTAAAGCCGTCGCCTCCGTTAATCCCCACAGTTGAAGATGCGGTCACAGTTACCGTTCCCGTAGTTCCTGAAAGCGCAAGAGTTGTATCCGTGATGTTTGTTGGAAGATAGGGTCCGTCCTGAAAATCAATTTCGCTTAAAGTCCATGCAGTGTGGTCTGTTCTCTCAAGTTTTCTAGGTTTATAAATGGGATGCGCGAAGAAAAGAACGTCCGCACTTTGAGCATATTTTATTTGGAAAAGATCTACTTCTGCATAGGTCGAAGTTATTTCAAAAACTTTTGCCACAGTTCCGTCAGATGTGTAAGCCCCGAATCCAGTTCCATCGAGATCTACTCCATTCAAAGTTTTAAGCTCGAATGTATTCGCGGTTACATTGGCAACTTGAAAATTTCTTCCATTCAACTCCGTCATGCCTAGAACGCCCGTTATAAAAATTTCATCCCCGTTACTATATCCATGACTTGTCACAGTAACTACGACAGGATCGGTTTGAGTTGCACCACCCGTGATCGTTTGGGAGGCTTCTAAAATCTGAAAATTATTTCGGTTGAAACGAAAGTATAGATCCCCCATCTCAATCATGTAGGCTTGAACTGTAGAAAATTCAAAGTCAATGAGGCGAGTTGATTTTGTGCTGTCTTTTACTTCAGCGACATATCGAGTTCCAGGGCGCCGAGTAAGTCCGCCTTGGATAAGCGGAACATAGTTCTCACATAGAGCAAGTGCGGAACTATACCGTTGGGCGTCCACTCTGCCAAACATGAAAGGGCTTATTTCCCCGGTATTAAAATTAGGTTGGATTGGATGGGCTTTGGGCATCGTTAAACCCCCGTAATCGAGAAGTGTCGATTGCCTTCAACCTCTCGGGCGGTTTCCCAAGTATCAATAGGGGGTTCTGCGGAAACGGTTTGAATCGCATTTCTTCTTCTAGCTTTTGCAAGAATTTTTTTAAGATCCCTCTCAATCCCCACTTTCTTAGTGTTGGACTGAGTAATCACTTCCACAAGTTCGTTTGCTAGACTCATGGAAAGAGCTTCCCGAAAAAGGGAATCCATTAAATTTGCATCGGTTATGTTTTTTACATACCGAATTTCTAGAGGGGCATCAAAGTCCGTTAGAATCTTCCGACCTTCAACAACATAGTCAATAGAATTAAAATTATCTTCCGGATAGTCATCGGCGATTCTTAAAAAATCAGCGGGGAGTTCAAAAGCATTCGCTCTGCCAAACTCCGGAGGCGTGGCGTCCGCAGCAAGTTGCGCTCTGCCAGTAGCGAAAGCCCACAAATGATCAGAAAGGAGCGCTTCTCTTACAGGATTGTAAGCGAGATTACATTGGCGTCCGTTTTTACTAGCTTCAGTTAAACTAACTATTGCTTTAGCGCCTAACCTTTGAAGTGCGCGGTTACATATTTGAACTTCAGATGCCATTCGCGATCTCCAATTTTAGGTAGTTCTTTCAGTTGGAATCCTTATGGCTGATGCATGAACCGCTGTAGGGGTAGTCGATCCAGTTATCACCCCCCGGATTTGACCTGGAGGTAAATCAAAATTTCCATGGCCATTGGCGGTTAAAGTGGTGTCATTATCGACGTCGACCCAGGTTCCTGTTTGGGGAGTTGTGGTTTGAAGTTTTACGGTGCCGCCGCCAAAACTGGTAGCACTGGCATAGAAAGAACCGCGCCCGCCGGGCCAAATAAATGAAGCCCCGTTTACGTCCGCAGCTTGATTGGTAAGAAGATCTAGTCTTTCGTCAGCCATTAAAGCCTCCTATTAAGCTGGAGGGAAATCGCCTTTGAGAATGTGATTCTTGAACATATCAAGCGCCAAAAGGATCTCACTCTTTGTTAAATTCACAGCCAGATCAAACGACACTTCGACATCCTTTGCGGGAGTAGTTGCCTGCTCCACAATGTCGAACTCTTGTTCGCCCCTATCTATTCCGTAAAAACGGTCTGCCATTTAAACTCCAAACTTTAGATTACAAACTGCACGCTGATACTGATCGTTCCAGTAGCCGATCCGACAGTGATTGCAGTCAACGCAAGGTCGTAATCTTTAAAAGGGTCCGCAGAAAGTCCGAGAAGTTCCCAAATTCTTTTCTCATTATTGGCAATATCCAAAGCTTCATAAAGCGCGTGCAATGGAATGACACGAGCCACAGCCATTGTAATAGCATCCCCGAAAAGGTTGTCATCCACCACAGCCCCACCATTTTTGGCAGTGTCATAAAGACCCAAATTATAATCCGTTCCGGCAGTGATAGTATCATTCAAGATTTGAATATCCTTGATACGAGCACTTGAAGGGATTCTGGAAAATCTGTAGACAGAGAGATCGTCATCAGCAGCTAAAACTTCAACTGTTCCCACACTTTCACGAATCATCCCATTATCAAAATATGAACTATTGAGAACTGCGGGAGTCGCATCCTGATTGGTTATTGATGTTGATTTTGTATTGGCTATAGCCATGGTAATCTCCTCCTAAAAAATGATACTCAAAACTTAGTCACTCAAAGTGCTGGCTTTTAGGACTCAGCACACTTGATTTCCATAGTTTTCTTTTCCTCAAGTCTAGTAGCACCAGCACTCAAGATTATGTAAGCCTGCCATGGAAGTCCTCTAAGATCTTTTCTATGAGAAATATCTGTAACCATATCATTCCATAGTCCAACATGCATTCCACTCTGAGCCCATACTGGGACCCTACGGAAACTGTTACTGTCCGTGTTGATCCGCTCAGAATGTTTGAAAAAGATTCCGAGATATTTATCGATATTTCCATCAACAAGAACGGGTTTGGAATTGAAATCTGTGCTGATAATTTGAGCTTCGCCAAGAAGATCTTCTTCTTGGATAGCGGGTAGAGCACATCCAAGTCTGTCAATTTCAAAATCAACTTCATTGGCCTTGAGTAATCTACGCGCTCTTTTGAGTTTGGCAACGGTCATTCCAACGTTTCCACTCGCGCCAAAATCTACAGCAACTTGATTTGATGCAGGAAAAATTGTGGTAACGGTTCCGGTTTCGCCAGTTTTGGCGTCGTCGAAAAAGGCATCGATGATAATATCATCAATTTGTCTACCGGCTGCATATGCACCATTTAAAACATATTTGGATTCGGGATCGGTTAACATTTTGAGCTTATCAAAATGATCGATCAATTGATTAAGATCGAAATCGGTTGGAAAAACCCATCTACGATCTGTAGGAGCATCAGTTCTTCCAATTGGTTGGAAACGTCCAGTGACTACACTCATTTCAACTGCGCCGAGTTGATCGACAGGAGATCCTTGCTTACCTACATAAAACGCATTTTCAACCAATCCACGAAGTTTAGAACCTCGTTGTTGAAGTAAAAGAACCACGTTATTTGCAAATTGTTGGACATAATGGGTAGGCAGATTTACGGACATTTTAATCCTCCAAAAAACTTTTCAGTTTTCAAAGGGCTTCGTCCGTATTCGGGGCCGCTTCTATCCAGATTCCCAAGGATGTGAGAGAGTCTATTCCTTCTAGTCAACCTGGCTCGATAGAGTTGTCAGGATTTAGTCAAGACCAGGATAGAGTAAAAACTCCATCCAAGTCAAGAAAAACTTTTTACACATCTGGATACGCCCATTTATGAAGGTTATCCCACTTCTCTTTAGCTTCAGCATTTCCCTTAGTTAGCGCGTTTCCAAACTCTGAATCTTTTTGCAATTCGATGATTTTCGCTCGCGCCTGCTCCGGAGTCAGACCGCTAAAATTACTGCCGCCTCCATCGCTGCTAATATATTTATGTTCCCCAGTTTTAGATCCAATATTGTGAAAGAGTTTCATCACTCCATCAAATCCCATAACTTTTTGAAGCTGATCAATTTGGTCGCCGGATACGCCCAAGCCTAAAGCTGCTTGGCGGGCTAAGTTTAAATTTGTATCGTGAACGGAACCCCAATCTGCTTTGAGTGTTGCTTGCTGTTCTGTAACTACACCCGCAGCTTTATCCGTCTCCCCTTTGAGATGCTCTGTCGTGTATTCATTCCATTTATTCACAAGATTTTCGCCTTGAGTTTTGGAAAGTCCTAATTCATGGAACGTTCCGCCAGCCCACTTAAGAAACGATTCACTCGCGGGGTTTTGTTCTGTGGCTTTTATCCCATAACCTTCAGCAGTTTCAGGACGCCCCATTTTATTGAAAACTTTTCCCCAGCCGTCTTTATCGTCGGAACGCTCCGGAAGCGCGACAAGTCTTTCTTGCGGAACCCCATGCAACTTCTCAAAATTGCGATGACTTTCTAAAGCGACCGCAGGGCTTTCAAAATTTTTATTTGTTGCCCACGCTTTTGTTTCAGGGGTTAAACCTTCAAGAGTAGAAAACCAGGGAGTATCCGCGCCGCCTGCGCCTGCTCCCCCTGCACCTGCTCCACCTGCTCCACCTGCATCACCTGTTCCTGCGCCTGCTCCGGCGCCCGCTGCTTCACTCATTTTCTTCATCCCCCTGTTGGTGTGTTGCTCTATACTTTGCATAGAGTTGATCAAATCCTAAATCTACATGTTCTAAAATCCGAAGATAAACCTCCCGCCGTCCTTCAAGAAGTGCGTGTGTTCTGGCATCCGGACTGTAAGTAGATTCTTTAGCGCGACAAAATCTTATAAGATCGTCCATCACTGTTTGAGCAAATTGATTTTTGGCCTCAAACACACATTTGTATGCCATTTGTCGTTGGGCAAGTCCATCTTTTAAAACTTGTTCTGGAGTTCTCTCAATCACTTAAACTACTTTCACGATGCTACATTAGACACCGCATTTGTCATGGCTGCTGCACCTGGGGCTAGCGTCGCCGCTTGTTGAATTTGTTTATCTTGCGTTCTTTGATCCCGCAATCTCAATAAATCTTGAGGACTATTAAGCCAGGATATCGGAACTCCATGAATTGCCGCAATCTCTGGCATAATTATATCCCAATTAAAATGATCTAAAGGACTCATATCTCCCGTGATGTTTACAACGTCAAGTGCTGCTTGAACCGCTCGGAAAACTCCGGCAGCTTCTTCCGATCTCTGTGCTCTACTCAAAGGAGAATCATAGACAATATCAAAATCTTCAGGTTCGTTTCCTTCAAGAAGCGCAAGTGGAGGTGGGGGGATAATCCCCTGAGTAATCAAAATACTTAATTCACGTTCAATCAAAGGCCCCAGATATTCACTTTGCTGTCTACCAATAGTCGGAGCTAAAAGAATTCCTTTTTCTTTTGTTCGTTCCAAAACTTCAGTCGCAGTCATAGTCGGAGTGTCAGTGAGAATTTGAAATAGATTTACAAGGAAGGTGTCGTTGATCAACTCCCTCTCATCATCCATCAAATCTTTTCCAATATCAATCCGTCCAACGGGAAGCGCATGAATAAGAGCGCGTCCTTGGGCGTTGACTCCCCCATAGTTCACTTTTCCTGGCATCAGAGAAAAGGAATCCACAACTCCATCATCGTGAGCTAAAAGAACTGGATCGACCGCACGATGTCCTTGCTTTATCAAAGTTCGTTTCTGCTCGTTCAACATTTTTATAGCAGGTAAAACTTCCATGGCAGGAGAGCGCCCATAAAATTCATTAGCGGTTTGACGGTAGCGAGGAATCGCATAAGGAAAAGATCTGAAGCCCCCTTCTTCGACAAGCATTTTATTTTTTTCAGATATATAAAAAGATGCCCACGGCATTCCTCTAAAATCCATTCTTTCAAGATCAGGATCTAATCGGGGCAGCACTGCGTGGAGAAAGAAAAATTCTGCATCCGGATCTTTACCTTTAGCTGCCTGAACAATATCGCTAGGAAGATTTTCTTCGCCAAACTGATCAAGCGCTTGCCAAGCACTCAAGGGGAAATACCTGTAAACAGTGTTCACAACCCCCTGATGATTTTCTCGTCCAAAAATTTCTCCAAGATGAATGTTTTTATAACGAGTGCCAAGTCCGCTCGTGTGAGGGTCAGTAAAAAGCCCGCCAGTTCCATAGGCGCCAAGACTTTGATAAACCATTTGATTTTGAGAAGCAAAATTTGCCTGCGGAGAATATCTAAATTTGAAAAGCGATCTGTTCGCGGTTTCCATCCAGAGTTTCACTTCCCGATCTTTATTTTTCTCTGGATTCGACGCTTGTAGTTTATGCCATATTCCATTTCTGGGAGTGAGGAGAGAATCCAAAATAGAAGAAAATTTATCCAGAGCGAGAGCCGCCGTGCTGTCCAAAACAAATTCAGTTTTCCGTCTGCCTTTACTGAAAAGATTCACAGTAGATTTAGCTTGCGTAAACAAATCTCTATGGGAAGGAATTACACGTTTTGCAATTTGATCCCAATGATCTTCCCAGTTGGAACGAAGTTGCCGCCTCTTTTCAAAATCTCTCCAAATTTTAAGAGCTTTGGCGGACGCAGAACTGCTTTTTGTATTGACTGCTTCAGTAGTGGGATTTGGAAATTCTTTGGGCATGCTTTAGCTCCCTAAAAGAGCGCGACGAGCGACATTCGGATCGCCCGATACTCCTTGCCCTCCGGTCAAAAGTGTCGATGCCCGTCCGCGAATATTTCTCTGCGCAGCCTGTTCCCGTCTCAACGCTTCATTAGTAGCCGCGCGAACTGTAGGATCTTCCGACACCGGACTTGGAGGCGGAGGAGGCGGAGGTGCTGCTGGAGTTTCTGGCTTGCTAAATATAGCTCCCATACTCCTTAAGATGGATCAAAAATTGAAAAAAAGCAAATAAAAACTTCAACACTTGATTTTTCAGGGAATTCTAAGGTGTAGTTCTCAATCTGGAAACAAATCATAATCAATATCTTGCGCCACGTCTCTATTTGAATGACGAGAATTTCTACTGGCACGAAGATCTCTATGAGCAATTCTTTTGGCAAAAGTAACCGCTAACGCATCCCCAAAATCTGGCGAGGGCAGGCCCCGTTTCTTCATATCTTTTTTAGATTCAAGTTTCTTGACATCCGAACCTTTAACGTAGTCATATTCAGGATTCACTAAATCATCTTCAAGTCTTTGCTGCCATTCCACACCTTCTTTTTCGGGGATACACCCGCCCTGTAACCACTCCTCCATATTGCCCCAGATTTCAGTGCGCTTATCTGCATATTGGGGTTTGTCACTTTTTCCCCCGAACCAAACTTCATGGACTTTGTATCTCATCTCCCGAAGTCGATCTATAATTCCAGTTCCATTTCCTGCATCAACAAAAACTCCATCCGGATTATATTTATCAATAAGTTCCGCACATTTATTTGCAACAAACATATTATCGCGGGATTTTAATTCCAGCGGGGCGATCACTCGTCCGTTTCTTCCTTGTCTAAAGAAAATAACTGTAGAATCATCTCCAAATCTAGCGGGGTCAACGCCCATGGCTAAACCTGCCCACTCATCTTTGATTAGTTCCCGTTGCTGTGCCTGCTCCACAATTTCACGACTGATAAACTGATTATCGCCTGTGCGCGGGAATTGCCCTTTGACTTCTATTCGGGCTTCGTCGCTGTCCTCCCCGTGCTTGGCGATAATTTTATTTAGAACTTTTATATCAGTTCCTTCAACAGTTCTTGAATCCAAGTTTCGAGTCAGCCAAAACTGCCTGTGTTTATGAAAGCAATAATAGAAGGCGCCTGTATTTCTACGAGGATTTGAATATGTGATCCAGTATCTATGCAAAACAGGTTCGGTGAAAAAACCTTCCGTCACTGTCCATATAGGTTCGGGGATACCTGATGATTCATCAAAGTGAATAAGCATCCCCAAGGGATTATGTGCTCCCGCAAATGCGTCAGGGTTTTCTTCGCTCCATGTTTGAGCCAGAGAATAGTAATAAGTATCATCAATTTTAAGATCTTCTCTGATAGCAGCCGCGAACCAAGCCGCCGGTCGGACGGACAGAGTTGCTTTATCAAACCAATGTCCGTTGATTGCAAGGGTAAGCCATTTTCCAACTTCTCCCCAAGTTTTAGTTTTAAGTTGACCTTCAGTGTTTGCAGTGGTGATCGCAGTCGATCCTATATGACAGCTTTGCATCCAATGATTTATCCAAGCCACGAGAGTTGATTTTCCGATTCCCCGTCCAGATGCAGTTGCAGATTGATAAACTTCAGGAATCTCGCCCAGGATCATACGAGCTTGATTATCCTTTATATGTTGTTCAATTCGTTCCAATTCTTCTCGTTGCCAAGCTCTCGGACCTTTGAAATATTCAAGTGGAGTGCCCGGTTTTCCCCACGGATAAACCATCATTACAAATGTCAAAGGAGAATTTGCGACGGCGGGGTCCCACAACTCTGTCATTAAGCGCTGTTCTTCTTGAGCGGAATATTTTTGAATTGATGGCAATTAATACTCCATTACGCTAGGGATTTCCATTCACGATATTTTTTAGTCTTAAAGAGTCGGGCGATCAAAGGGGGTATAGGTGGTTGCCATTCTGATTCTTTAAGTTCTTCTCTTATTTCTTTTAAAGTATATATTTGATAGTCCATAAATATTTCAGAAATGTCTCCCCCGATACTAAAAAGAACTTTAGATCCATCATTAGTTTTCCTTAAACTATTGACATTTCTCGCTAAAGAACTGTTAATCATCCTGAAATTAGAAGAAGCAGCTACAGAATTGACAATTACATATCGTTTCATAATTTCTACCTTTAAGGAACATCCAATTCAAAATCAATCGCATCCATATTAAGCATATCTCCGGTATGATCCGCGAATCCCGCAGCTTCAGAAGAATCCTCTATAGTGGGAAAAGTGCTCACATCTCCCATTCTCCACCAAGAAACTAGGGCAGCAGCTTTAGCGTGTTCATTTAAATCTGCCGGATTTCCTGCATTATAGAGGTTTGAAATATCCGTTGCGGTCAATGCAACATTAAATAGCGCGCATTCATCTAAATTTCCCGCAAATGGAGTGAGAGGGGCTCCACTAGTTAAGGCGGCGCCTATTGTTAAATCGGCTGTGGAATTATGAAGACTAGTAATTGCATCATCAACGACTTTAGTCACTGAAGTGTCTTCAACTCCGTTAATATAAAGTTTTAGAGTGTTAGCTCCCCAGGTAAATGCTATGTGCTTCCAATCACCAGTTAAAGCAGCTATACTTGAAATATAATTTTTTACGTGAGTCGGTCCAGCAGATCCATCATCTGATAAAATCACTTGAAGTTTATCAGTAGAACCCCCCGAGTCCGACCTCATTCTCCACGATCTTTCAGCCGTTCCCGCATCCCAGTTAGCAAAAAAATTCGCATTAAGTTGGGCACTACCTTTAATCCAACAGGCTGCGGTCATCGCCGAGCCAAAATCAAAATCCATATGATCTGTGATTTTTACGTGATCGTTAACGCCATCAAAACTAGTGGAGAATGAATTCGTAAATGGAAGCTCAGGAAAAAAAGTGGTTCTATCATCCCAAATTTGATCGTATTTACCGTCGTTAGCAAATTGAGTTATAGTTTCGTTGCCAACTATAGCAATTCTTTTAACTTGCCAAATCGCAGCCGATGTATCCGGCTCTACAGAATCTGTTCCAAAACTTCGCGTCCTACCTTCAAAGGATACCGTGCCGCTTCGCCTATCAACTCTTCTAGATATTCCGTCATCATCAATACCCACTGGAGGAGTCCCAGCTTCCCCGCCAACTCGCATCGCAGGATTATTTCTTCCGCTAGGAAAAAATTGACCTTTTTGCAAACTCGTAATGAGTTGGGTATAAATATCGTCGCGATCTAAATCATCAGATTGAAATGTAGCCACGGAATCCCCCTTATTCAGGTATACAATCGAACAGCTTACAATGCAAAAAATAATTTTTACCAGATATTTATGTTTAGTTCGCATAAAATTATGTCTATGTTTAGGACTGCTTACGGATCTTGATTTCCGAATCTACTATCAATTCCGCCGTCTTTGCCATTTCGTGCAAAGGTATTTTAACGAGGAGGCGAGCATGGAAAAACTCCTCCATGGCCCGATAGGCGCAACTCATCGCCACAGAATTTTGTGCGCGCAGAGAATTGACCGGAATATTTGTGACCATGATTGTAAACTTATGACCCTCTCTACTGAAACGCACATCGACATGGGCTTTTCTATTTTTCTTTTTACGATCCAATTTCGATAAGTTTCCGATACTGCGCCTCCGTGAAAAACATTTTCTCAAAACCCCATTTATCATATTGGAGTTCAATATTCGCTATAAAGTTTTCCTGCCAATCCCCGTCCGCTCCCGCTTCAGCTTCTCGAAGAATTTCAGTGAAAGCAATTTCATCATTGAAAAAATCCGTAAGTCTTGAATCAAATAAACTCATCTCAGAAAAGAATCCTTATAATGATGCAGTTGGATTTTAAACCTGGACGGATTATATGCCCACGGCTTAAAAGTAAAATGAGCAAAAGATCCGTCATACTACAAACAATATTTTCAACGAGCCCAGCGCAATTAAAATTAAATACGCTATGACCAAATAGTCGCACCATTTATATTTAAACATTTTTCCTCCCCCGGTTCATTCTTCTCACAAATCAAATGGATGTAAAATTTCATGCGCTCTCCTTATATACGCCTCGCCACACCACTTCGCTAAATCGTCAAGCTCTGTAAAAATATTCGCTGTCATCCGGTGCATTGTTTCCGGATCTCCGTTGCCCAAAAATATCGCACACTTCTTCCCCATCCCACAAGCATATCCAAATTCAATGCCCGCAGAATTTCCACATGGAGTTACCATGACCAACGCTTCGGATCGGGTCAACGCATATAGATCTTCACTATAAGCCAGTTGAACATATCTGTGATTCAGAACTTTGCGATATGTCTTTGCATCCCAGTCCTTCCATTTCGGGTGAATTTGTTCCCAATGAAAAGTTTGCTGCGCCTTTTTAAAATCATAAACTTCAAAACCAGCGTCCCTGAGAAACTTTACCACGGTCGGCTGCAATAAATTTCTCCATGAGGATGCGACGTAGATCATTTCGATCTATTATGGGAAATAGATTTCACGGCATACATACAGGACTCTTCCAATCTATCGAGAGCAAGTTCCAAATATTTTTCATTCTGGGGATAGCCACGCTTTTGAATTTTAGCCGCAACTTCTTCATAGCTCGCCCGAATCCTTTTAATCGCATCCGCCTGATACTCATCTAATTTTACAAATTCAAATCTACCTGCCATTTTAACTCTCCTTCTTTTCTTTAACCCACTTGCCACAAATGCAACACGCCCACTCTTTATCCCCATCCTTATTAGTGCGATAATTTTCAGAGTTCTGAAATGGATACTGCATGTGATATTGCCACAAAGTTACTGTGTGAATTACAAACGCAATTAAAAAATACATATTAGTCCTCCTTAATTTTAAGTTCCAACTTCGCTTCGCCAACTACCTTCGGCTCTTTAAGCATACAAGTAAAAGATCCTGTCTGATAAAAAGATATCTCTCCGCTCTCGTCACTTATTTTCATAGAAGATCTACAAACAACTTTGTGACCGGCGGAATAGGTATCGTGTGGACCGTGCCCAGTCCCTCCACCTTCAGTTAATGTCTGAACCACAACCCAGTGGGCCGATCGATATCCTAAAATAATTTCTCCAAGAGCTTTGTGATACACTCTTTGATTTTGCGGCAACTCCAGAATGTCGCCAAATTTAACAAGGTCCACTTTTATTCCCCCACTTTTTAATAAACGCTTCACCAAGTGACTGACAGCGACGGAATCGGAAGATATCCTTTTTGGCACCAAGATATCGGCAGTGACCCATCAAGCTGTGAAGATCAGCGCTCATTGTTTTTCCATTTAAAAATTCTTGGGCAGAGCGGGGATCGTCCGTTCCATTTTCCTGATTCAAATGATTATAAATTTTAATCACCACAGTTAAAATATTATCTACATCCTGTTTCAGTTTCTTGAACATTTAAAGCTCACTCAACTTTCTTATAAAACCATTCAAAAACATGCTTCGGACATATATCTAAAAGCCCGTGCTCCTCCTTAATCACATAGTCACCTGGATAAGCTGCTACCACCGAAGTCGGTCTGTGAACTTCCATAGCAACGTAAGGAGTTCCAGAATTTTTAAATATAATGCCACCACTTTTTATAGCTTCAACAGCCCACACAGGATCTTCAATTTGGTCAGGGCCGCCCGTCCACTTGAAGGCGTCGATAATTTCAAATTTTTTTCGCCATTTCTGCATTAGGTAATCCGCCAAACTATGAGAGCGACTAACGCTATTAAAGAAATGAGAGAAGCAGCTTCAGGCCAACTCATTTAAAGCTCACTCGGTTCACAATCGGGAGTAGTATTGTTAACTTCTTTTTCTAAATACTCAGCGTGCATTGATAAAACGGAACCCAAACTCTCACTCGCGCAACAATTGCCGCCCCTTCCACTTCGATGGAGATCAATCAAACCTTCAACCAAATTTATTTTCTCCGCCTGATTCTGACATCGAGTAGTAAGAGTATCGAGTTTTTTAGAAGCGTATTCCAAATCACGACTTAATCGAATTGCGAAAGAGTGGGGCAGTTTAATAGATGGCAGCGGCTCGCCCGTGCCTTTTGCTTTAGTCATCCCCGATTCATTATTCATTTGATTCTCCCTTTTCTCTGCTTCGATCATCGCGTTCTCTATAGCGCCCATAATTTTTCTCCCTGTTAGATTTAGTGAGCTTTTATATGCTGAGTGAGCTGTTGGCAAGCATATTTTGAACTGTGGCCTTAAACGCCACATATTTCAGGAAATTTTTTATATCAGCCGCTCGGGGGCTCACGAATACGTGAAGCCGTCGTAAATCCGGGGGCGCCCCGTCCCCCTACCCGGTATATTT